AAAAAAAAAACTTTTCCAAGTAACAAGGTTAAACAATTATTTTTTAAAAAAATCGAAAAATTGTCCATTTTCATGAAAAGTATAACAATATGCAAATTAGTATACTCCGTCACTTTTTCTATTTTTTGATGAAATGTGTGTTTGGAATAATTGAAGCTGGTAAAAATAAAACATACAGTACTTTCTTTGAGCGATTTAAACTACATATGGAAAAAGTAATACTGTTTGCCATTTGAATGAAAGTAATACTGCTGACCATATTATACCATTCGTATTCATTCTATGGCAAATCATTGGCTACCATATGACTTGTGATGTCGTAATAGGAACCGAATATCGTTGGGCACGAGGGTGCCAATAATGAAATACTTCGAAAAAATTTGACCGTTTGTTTTTCGTGAACAAACTGAATTTTTTCAAATTTTAAGATAAAATTAGTAAATATTTTATTTTGTTTTTTCTAAATATTTAATATGTTTGTTAGATTTATTATGATTTTCAAAAATAGTTTTTGAAAATGTTCCAACATCACAAAATTCGCAATAATATTTGAATTTTGCTTGTCTATCTTCTTTTGTTCCGTGCTCAGTTAACGTATGTTGTTTAAACATTGTTATATTTTTTGTTTCATACAAGCATTCTTTACATTTATAAGGATCTTTAACATCAGAACGTGTTTTTTTTATTCCTGTCTTATGTAGTTCTGTATCAATATGTTTTTTCCATTGGGACTCAAATTTACAATTAAAATTACATTGTGCGCAGTTATATTTTGCCTTATTATCTTCTGCCATTACTATTTATACATATAATATTTTTTAACTTATATAAATATTTTTATAATTTGGAACAATTTTATTTTTATAAATAATTACCAAGTATAGTATAATTAATAAATATTTATCAAATATAATATAATTAATAATAGTTAAAAATTATTTTCTAACGTAACATTATGAAATGCAAACGAGGAATTGTTTATTTACTTCAACACGAAGACCACGTAGGAACGAATATTTATAAAATAGGATATTCCACACAAGATATGTTAAGACGACTGAATGGATATCCAGGTGGCAGTATTTTAATATGTTCGATATCACATCCCAATCCCACAAAATGCGAACAAATGCTTATTTCATATTATAACGAAGCTTATGAATTAGTGAAAGGTCGTGAATATTTTAAAGTTAACATAAACGAAAGTGAATTACGTGAAGAATTTCACTCTATGGTTGATAACGACATTGATCAACATACAAAAGAATTATCGAATAACAATGCAGACGAAAATATAAATAATGATGATCCCGAACAAGACAATTATGATTCTGAACAAGATAACGATGACAATGATGACACCGATGATAATAATGAAAGCGATGAAGAGAATGATATAGTACATAAAAATCAAAAAAAATTTTCCATAACTATTGCGAATATGTCAGATAAAAATTTTGATACTTATTATTGCGCATGTTGTAAATTTATGACAAAAAATTTAACTCATGTCACAAGACATGCAAATACTAATAAACATAAAACTGCTGCATTAACATACAACAAAAAAAATGACAGAGATGTCATATCAAAAAAACGAACATATGAATGTAGATATTGTGATAAAATATTTATAGAAACAAAGGCAAGGTGGCGTCATGAAAAAAAATGTAAAGAGGAAGATGAGAATGACAATTGCGATAACTGTAAAAAATATGAATCTGAACAACTCAACTCCAATAATTTAACTCAATGTAACCAAATAGATCAACCAGACCAATACAATGGTCAAGTAATAAATATAATAAATAATACAGACACCGACAAATATGCTTTTTATGAAAGAATGCTGAGCGATAAAAATAAACAAATTGAGAAATATGAACATATCATAAAACAATTTATTGAAATGAAAAAATAAAATTTTTTATATATTTTCACTACAATCGTCATATATTTTGCTACTTTAAATATAAAAGTTACAAAATAATTATTTTTATTTAAGTTACTCAATCGATCAATTATTACATACATGTATAACATTTAGTCAATTATGTACAAACATATAACTTTATTTATCACGATATTATATGAATGTAGTAAGTTATATGGTGGGCAAAATATAAATACTTTTACATATAAAGTGCATATGCTTTGTTCAATGTAAATACATGTTAATTACGTTGTATTTTTTCCTGACGATTTATATATAGAAATGGAAAAATATTATTGTTTTTGCTGTAATTATAAAACAGAAAAAATTAACCATATGAATAAACATGTTATGACTCATAAACATATTGTAGCATCAAAATCGTATGGTAAAACTCCTTTAACGAAAAAAATAAAAATTTACGAATGTTCTATGTGTGGTGATGAATATATTGATTATAGAAAAAAATGGCGCCATGAAAAAATATGTAACAAATCATGCAACACAAAAATATGCAATAAGAACGGCACTTCAGAGGTCGCAAAACAAAAAGAACCAGAAGATGTTCCAACAAAGAATCCTCGCAATAAGTACGAACATATCATCGCAAATAAGGATAGAGAATTAGGAGATGCTAAACAACAAATAAATGAATACAAAGCGCTTGTTGATAAATTAGTATCGTCAACAGTTAATATGTCGCAAGCAACTAGTAAGACTGCAGATGTGGCAAATAAATCAATGAGTGTTCTTAAGTATGCATCTCTTCATATGACAGATGCACCACCACTGGAAGAATTATGCAAGGAAGAAGTGTACGGAATATTAAACTATAAAGGAAACGATAAAAAATTAAACAAAGCGCAACAGGAAGATGAAAATGAAATATATGTTAAAATGGTTATTGGTCATTATATAAATAAAAATTTGGTAAATGTTTTGGGAGATACAATAGTTCAGTATTTTAGAAAGCCAGGAGAAGATTTCAAAAAAACATCAAGTATATGGGCCGTAGATGTTGCAAGGTTATCGTTTATTATAATGCATGCGATAAGTAAAGATGGTGAAAAAGAATGGAAAGATGATAAAACTGGAAAATCATTTAAATCGATGGTTATACGACCGATGTTAACTACGTTGAACGAAATATTGCACAATTTTATAGAATACAAAGAAGATTGGTTGGAAAGAAATAAAGATGCAACTGTTGAAGAAATGGGTAAAATAATGAACTTACGACAAAAATCTGCAGAGTTAATGAAAGATATAACATACAGACAACTTGAACAACCTCTTTTGAAGAGTGTTGCACCAAGCTTTAAATTTGACGATTATTTGAAAAAGAAATGACCGTGTCATTTCCGATTTCAGATAAAGCCATTCGAAATAGTTGACATACGTCAACTATGTTCTAACGATTATTTAAAAAAAAAGTGAAGCTTTTGTTTTCAAATAAAGCGGATGCTATGAATTAAATTAAATCAAATAACACGTTTTCGTCAATAGAACTAAACTCAATTGACTCATCATACGGCAAACATACAGAGCACACATGAGATTTGTTTATCCATTTTGTTAATATATGAACATCGTGAAGTTTGATATTGTTAAATAATATTGTTGTATCAGGTAATATTTCAACAGTTGATGGATCGATGGTTAATCCTGTTCCCAAATATTTAAAAAATGATTCTTTTTTTGTCCACCATTCATAAAATAATATAAGAGTTGAATCGGCATATATTATTTTCCATTCTTTGTCAGTGAAACATGATCTAAAATCAAATATATTTTGTATGGGTTTTAACATAGAAATATCTATACCCACAGATCCTGTATAAGACATGCATCCAATAACATAATTATCGACGTGAGAAATATTAAACCAGTTATTATAAATATTTGACATGGGTTTTCCAAATTCATTAACATACCATCCTTTTCCTAATGTAAAATAAGTTTTTAAAAGATAACTTAGTAAATGTGTTTTTTTATCAGATTCCTGTTGAAAATTATTTAATATATGTCTAATATCGTGCGGTAATAATTGTATCAAATTAAAATAATCAGCACATCTACATTTGATAACATATATAATCATGGAAGATGTATATATTAATACGCTCAATTATTTAAATATTAAATCAAAAAGAGTAAAAAGTTGAAAAAAAAATAATCGATGAAAAAGTCTCATATATAAGGAGAAATATTTAAACACATAAAGATACAATATGTCAAATATGCCGAAATTAAACGATGACGTAAACAATTTTGTGAAATTTATGAAATCACATATCAAGAAGAAAGACGATGGTAAAAAAATGACTCACACATTAATGGGACCATTGTGCAAAGGAGTCATGGATTTTAAAGGATGTTATTCAATAACCGGCGCAGATTACGAAGAATTTTTAGAATTATATAAACGTGCAGTCATGAAAATGGACATGCATATTGTGGAACGTCCGTGTGATGTAGGGCCTGTCGTTATTGATATAGATTTTAGAACTCATAAAAAAAATAGCGAAAGACAATATTTGGACAGTCATATAGAAGAAACAATAAAAGTATATAATGAATTATTTTACAAATATTTGGACATTGAGAAAGATTATTTAAAAGCTTTTGTATTTGAAAAACCAAATCCTACATATGTTGGAAAAGATAAGCAATGGAAAGATGGTTTTCATGTGTTATATCCAAATGTATCATTGGAAGAACGTAAAAGATTCTTTTTCTTTGATAAAGCAAAGAAAGTAATGGTAGAAGATGATATTTATGGTGAAATACCAAGTGTTAACACATATGACGATATATTAGATGCAAGTGTTGTTTCTGCAAATGGTATGCTAATGTACGGATCAAAAAAAGAAGGTAGAGATCCATACGCACTAACAAAAGTGTATGACTGTGAAATGAATATTGAAGATTTAGACGAATATGACGAAGATGACTTAGTAAGTTATTTTTCAATTAGAAAATATGGAGAAGAAGATGATATTCAATTTCGATCAAAGCATGATAAAAAACACAAATACCTCGAGCAAAAAGACGAACAAGATAATGAAGCAGACAGCGATTTTGATGATGAAAAAAGTTTTGGCGATCAATTTTCAGAACAAGAAGTATCGAACGATGCTACAGGTTCGGGATCAGATTCAGACGCAGATTCAGATAGCGATGTAGCAAGTAACATTAGTTTTGAAGCAGACGAAATTTTAAAAAAATATAAAAATCCAAAAAAAAATAAATCACAAAAAGTCAAACAACATATTGAAAAACCAGACAACGATGAAGCACCGGTTGGATATTCGGGAATATCAAATACTGAATCAAAATGGCCTGGAAGTGAACAAGTGTTGGGACGAGAATCTGATATTAGATTAGCAATTGACATTTTAAAAATTTTAAAAAAACATAGATATGAAGAATATAATGATTGGATTAGAGTTGGATGGGCATTATATGGAGTATCACCATCAATGTTACCACACTATATACAATTTTCCAAACAATCAAAAAAATTCGAAAAAGGAGGATGTGAAAAAATATGGCAAGGGGCATCTGAATATGATAAATCACCGTTAGGACTAGGAACGTTACAATGGTGGGCAAGAGAAGATAATTTAGATGGTTACTTGGCAATATTGAGAAGTCATATGAATCCGTTGATTAACGAAGCTAAATCTGGAACACATGACGATATTGCAAACGTAATGAAAGAAATGTATAAACATATATATAAATGTGTAAGCATAAAAAATAACTCATGGTATGAATTTCAAGGAAGTTGCTGGGTTCCAATTGACTGCGGATATACATTAAAAGAAAGAATTCCTTCAGAAATAGTAAAAGAATTCTTTGTATTACATAGTTCACATATAACGCAAGCAGGAACATTTAATTCTGGAGCAATTGATCAAGACGAACACATTAAACAAAGTGGAAAAATTCAAAAATTATACGAAAAACTAAAAACGAACAGTTTTCAGAAGCAAGTGATTGAATCGTGCACCTCTAAATTTTATGATAAATATTTTGAAGCGGGTCTCAATATGAACCCAATGATTTTAGGATTTAAAAACGGCGTGTTTGATTTAGAAAAAAAAATATTTAGAAAAGGAACGCCTGACGATTTAATTAGTATGACAGTCGGATACAATTATAAAGATTACAATATGTCAGACGATATAATTCAAAAAATAGAAAAATATTTTTCACAAATACAACGTCAAGAAGATACAAGAGGATATGTACTTAGATTAATATCCAGTTTTTTGGACGGACGTGTAAAGGATCAAAAGTTTGTATTGTGGACGGGAACTGGATGTCATGCAAAAGATACAGAAATTGTAATGTTCGACAAATCAATAAAAAAAATTCAAGATATTCAATTAAAAGACGAAGTGCTTGGACCAGATGATAGACCAAGAAGAGTTGTTGCGTTATATGATGGAGAAAATGAAATGTTAACAGTTAACGTGAACGATGAAAACAAAACGTCATTTA